GACGTCTCTACCTCAGACAAGATCCTGGACATCACTCGCGGTGAGACTGACGACTGGTGGGAGCGACCAGAGACGCCGCGGATCACGTACTCCTACGCCAACGACCTGGAGCCCAGCGCGTCGCGTCGTCTCAGGACAGACACGGTGATCAGCGCCGCCAAGCGGCCGACGAACGTGTCGACCGGACGCCCGTCCAAGGCGCGCACTCTCGCTCGCGGGCAGGTCAAGACCGTCTCTCAGCAGCGCACGGTCGGGCCTATCGTGCGCATCCGGCCTGAGGAGTTCCAGCAGCTCCTTGACGAGCTGCGACTCTCGCGCGTTGACGCTGCTCGCGCGCTCGGCGTCAGCCCGTCGCGGATCGGCGAGCTCACCGGTCACACGCGACCGAAGTCGTGGCTCAACGCTGATCGCTGGCCGGACGTCCAGGTCGCGCTGCGCAAGTACGGCGCTGAGCTCGCGTCTGCGATCAAGCGCCACAAGCAGCCCGTAAGCGCCTGATCGCTCCGCGTCGCGTATGATCGGCGGATGGCTCCCCCGACCATACCGACTGAGGCGAAGAAGCGACGCGGGACGTACAGGGCTGACCGCGACCCAGGCGCCGGCAACACGCTGATCCCTGTCCAGCGTGCCTCCATCACGGAGCCGCCTCCATCGTCCTTGAAGGACGTAGGGGCGGCCGAGTGGGAGCACGCTCTTCGCGTCTGCCCGTGGATTGGCCTCTCGGACCTCACCGCTCTCAAGCTGTTGTGCGAGGCGATGGACCGACGCGAGCTCCTCGTGCAGGAGGTCGAGACGGGTGAGCTCATGCTCGAGACAAGCACAGGGTATGCGTACGTGAACCCTGCGCTGTCTGCGCTTGAGAAGACCGAGGAGCGTATCAGCAAATGGATGCAGCAGCTTGGACTGACGCCGAGCGCGAGAAGCGAGCTCGGAGTCGCGGAGGTCAAGCAGGCCAGCGCGCTAGATCAGCTGGCCCAAAGCAGGGCCACACGGATGGCTGGCCTCCAAGGTTCCACACAGTCGTCCCGCAGGCCGCCGTCCAGTACGGAGACGGAGAAGAGGTCCTCTCGCTCCTTGACGCCTACGGGCGGATCACAAAAGACTCCATCGCTGGGCCGACCGGCGCTCCCCTCAGACCTCGAGGCTGGCAGCGTCAACTAGTCAACGAGACCTTCGCCCGGGACCCGATCACCCACAGGCGCCGTCATCGGACCGCGATGTGGGGGATGGGTCGAAAGAACGGCAAGACAGGCCTGTGCGCGCCAATCGCGCTGCACGGCCTGATGCTCGGCGGAGACGGCGCTGAGGTCTACTCCGCGGCCGCGGACAGGCCCCAGGCGAAGCTCATGCTCACCGCGGCGAAGAAGAACGTCGAGCTGATCCCTGAGCTCTCGCGTCGACTCAAGCTGTACCGCGACGCCATCGAGGATCCGGTCACTGGGTCGATCTACAAGGCGCTGTCCGCGGACGCGTACACGAAGGAGGGCCTGTCGCCCACGCTCGTCCTGGCCGACGAGCTGCACGCCTGGCCGAACCGAGACCTGTACGACGTGCTCGCGCTCGCGATGGGCGGTCGCTTTGACCCTCTGATGCTGATCGTGACCACCGCTGGGGTCATGGTAGACACGCACGGCCAGCAGTCAATCGCGAACGAGATGTTCGAGTACGGGCTCAGGGTCGCTGCTGGTGAGGTAGACGATCCGACGTTCTACATGTCCTGGTGGGCGTCTCAGGACAACTCGGACATCGAAGACATGGTCGCCTGGGAGGCGGCCAACCCGGGCCTGGATGACATCCTAGATCTCAACGAGCTGAGAGCCTCCGCGAAGCGGGCGAAGTCGGGCGGATTCAAGGAGTCAGAGTTCCGCATCAAGCGCATGAACCTCTGGGTGTCGGCGTCGACCGTCGCTCTTCCTGGCGGCGTCTTTGAGATGTGCGCCATCCCGCGACAGATAGACATCGCCGCTGAGCACAAGGACGACGAGCTCGTCGAGGGACTTGAGGCTAAGATGGAGCGCGATCCGAAGGAGCCACGGATCGTCTTCTTCGACGGCTCGTTCAACCACGACTGCACCGCTCTTCTTGAGATCTTCCTTGACGGCTACATACGAGTCCTCGGGTGCTGGGAGCGACCTCCGGACGAGGACAACTGGCGCGTTCCGATGGGTGAGGTGGAGAACGTCATCTTCGAGGCAGCGCGCGACACCGAGATCATAGAGATCGCCGCGGACCCGTTCCGCTGGGCTAAGGAGCTCGAAGATTGGGCAGCGGCCGGTCTTCCTGTCGTAGAGTATGCGACAACGTCTCCGTCGAGGATGGTCCCGGCGTGGGCGAAGTTCTATGACGCTGTACTCGCCGGCAACATAACCACAGACGGCGACCCTCGACTCGAACGTCACGCGAGGAACACCACGTTGAAGGTTGACCGCCTGGGGCCTAGACCAGTGAAGGAGCATCGCGGCTCGCCCCGCTCAGTGGACCTTCTCATCTGCGCTGTCGGCGGATATGATCGTGCGACCTGGCACGCTGCGAACCAGGGGCCAGATGAGCCTCTGATCGCATGGAGCTGAATATCAAGCCCGCTGAAGAGCGGACTAAGACGATGTCTCGTAAGGTCACTGCCTATCTTGTTGCAGCGATAACCCCTGTACGACGAGCTACTGTAGCCGTCGTGGCAGGGGTCGTACTAGTTCTATGGGGGCTTGCGCTCTGGTCTATCCCTGTGGCGATGATCACGGCAGGAGTGCTGCTCGTGGTGTACGGCGCGGTGCTCATCGATCTCGACGCCTCGCCAGTCTCGCGTAGACACAAGAAGAAGGTGATCGAGTGAGCCACAGTACATCTGGAGGCTGCAGCTGATGGCGAATCTGATTCAGAAGGCGCTGCAGCGCTCCCAGTCGTCTATCACGCTTGACGAGTACATCCAGTTCTTCAACTTCCAGAACCTCTCGTACCCGTACAGTCTCCAGCAGACGATGAACGGGGACGTCATCGAGAAGGCTGACGGCAGCTACGAGAGCTTCGTCTACACCGGCTTCAAGAACAACGGTGTCGTCTTCGCGTGCATGGCCGTTCGCCAGCTGACATTCAGCGAGGCTCGATTCACGTGGCGCAGGCGAACGAACGGCAGGCCTGGAGACTACTTCGGCACCAAGGATCTAGCCATCCTCGAGAAGCCGTGGCCCGGCGGCAACACCGCGTCGCTGCTCTCGCGAGCCATCCAGGACGTGGACCTGGCAGGCAACTTCTTCGCCACGCGCCGCCCGGGCAACCGGATCAAGCGCATGCGGCCCGACTGGGTGACGATCATCCTTGGAAGCTACGAGGACCCGGCCACTGACCCCTACGCGCTCGACGCGGACATCGTCGGCTACATGTACCACCCTGGCGGCCGGTACTCTGGCGCGGCGCCCGTGCTCCTCCTCCCAGAGTTCGTCGCTCACTGGGCTCCTATCCCTGACCCGCTCGCGCAGTATCGTGGCATGTCGTGGCTGACTCCCGTGATCCGGGAGTACATGTCTGACACCGCGATGATCACTCACAAGTCAAAGTTCTTCGAGAACGGCGCGACGCCCAACATGGTCGTGACGCTGGACCCCGGTCTCAAGAAGGAGAGCTTCAAGGAGTGGGTCTCGATGTTCAGCGAGCGCTACTCGGGCGCGCTGAACGCGTACAAGACCCTGTACCTCGGCGCTGGCGCGACGGTGACGCCCGTCGGCAAGGACTTCCGACAGATGGACTTCGCGGTCACCCAGGCGGCCGGTGAGACCCGCATCGCCGCGGCGTCCGGCGTGCCGCCCGTGATCGTCGGGCTGTCTGAGGGACTCAAGAACGCGACCTACTCGAACTACCAGCAGGCACGACGCAGGTACGCGGACATGACGATGCGCCCGCTGTGGCGCAGCATGGCAACGAGCCTAGACATCATCGTGCCGTCGCCTGACAACGCCGAGCTCTGGTACGACGACAGGGACATCCCGTTCCTGGCCGAGGACATCAAGGACCGCGCTGAGGTCCAGACGCAGCAGTCGACGTCTATCGGCAGGCTGATCGACGTCGGGTTTGACCCTGACATCGCGGTGCTGGCTATCACGTCTGGTGACCTGTCGCTCCTCAAGGGCAGTCACTCTGGCCTCTACTCTGTCCAGCTCCAGCCGCCCGGAACGAAGCAGCCTGACAAGCAGACAGACACTCCGGCGACGGGTAATCTGCCCGCGCTCCCGTCTGGCAAGGAGAAGGCTCTCCCCAGCGGCAAGGTCCCGACGCCCTCCGGGAACGGCAAGGCCTCTCGTGAGGCGACTGACATGCTCCTCGAGGTCGCGCGAAAGCAGACCATCGAGGTACACGCGCACTTCCCTGAGGGGATGATCAAGATCGAGGCGCCGAAGAGCACGACGCGGCGCGTGGAGCGCGACCCCGTGACGCACGAGGTCGTCGCGATCACGGACGCGGTGGAGTGAGCCGATGCCCTCAAACCTGAAGCTCTCCACCGGGACCGTCAACACTCAGGCCGACGCGCTCGCGCGACGCCTCGACAACGGCTATCTCAGGATCTACGACGGCGCTCAGCCGGCGACCGCGAACTCACCCGTGACGACTCAGAAGCTCCTGGCAGAGCTGCGGATCGCCAGCCCGTCATCGTCAGCTGCGGTGAACGGAGTCATCGCTCTCACGCTTCATCCTGACACAGACGCGAACGACACAGGGCAAGCTACGTGGTATAGAATGCTGGCGTCTGACGGGGTGACTCCTCTGCTGGATGGGTCGGCCGGTACGGATCCCAGCGACGACCTTGTGTTTGACTCAGCGAGCATCCAGATCCACTCGCAGCTTGCCATCAGTGGCTACCAGCACACCGTACCGAAGACATAGGAGAGACCCGTGGCGATTGTTGACGACTTCGCGATTGACGGGGCGGGAGCGATCACTCACGTCTCGGGCGCGACGAACTACACTGTCCTCCAGCTGCATCGCTGGCTCCAGGACCTGGCTGACGATGCGCAGGCGTCCGTCGGTGACCTGATCGACATCACGACCTCCACTCCGTCGGAGCGGTCGACCGACAACATCATCACGCTCAACAGCCCGTTCAACATCAACGACGCCGCGGCCCAGTTCCTGTATGACGGCTCGATCACGCAGAAGAGCGGCGATGAGGTCTTCGCAGGGCTGGTCGTCGTGGGCGCGGTGGAGACTGGCACCGAGCTGCAGATCTGGCAGGACGAGGCCATCGTCACGTCGCACTGGGCGACGGGCAAGAACGCCGACGCTCCGGCCTCGATCCTGAACCGGGTCCTGGTCAAGGTCCGCACGAACGGCGCCGACATCGACGGCCGAAAGATCATCGTCTGGGCCCGCGAGCTCGGTCAGCGGTACGCCGAGTTCTCGGTCACGATGGGCCTCGGCAACAACGTCGCGGCCATCTTCACGTCTCCCGACCTGAACAACACCGACAGCGCGGTCACCATCGCCGGCTGGTCGGACATCACCAACACCGAGGGCTACCAGCTCATCGACATCAACGCCGACGGGACGACCGAGGCGTACTACAGCCGGTGGAACTACGGCGCGAAAACTGCGAAGCAGGTCTACCAGCGCACGAAGTGGATCGGCCGGCGCGGCTCAACCGAGGCGATCCACAGCACGACCGGTCCCCTGTTCCGTGGCATCACGCACCAGTTCGACTACGACGGCGAAGTCACCAGCCCGACCGAGGACGCCATCCTCGCCTGGGGCACCAGCTTCGCCTACCAGTCCGGCACTGGCACCGTTCCGGTGGTCGGGTCGTACTGGAAGAACGACACCGTCGGCGGCGTCGGCAAGGTCGTCTACGTCTCGCCCTCGGCTGGCGCCACGGGAACCGTCGTCATCCAGCGCGAGACAACCACCCAAACCTGGGTCACGACCAACGTGTATTCGCTGCTCGGCGGCACCGGCTCGATCACGCAGAACGGCGCGACCACGGGCCCCACGAACGCCGGCGGCGCGGCCCGCCTGCTCGCCC